TGGGTATGGGCTAGAGGTAACTTAGACCAACTCGTGTTGGATTCAGTTGAAGAACAATTGCAGGTAGACCATGTGTTCTTTTTCAACAGGTGGCGAGATGTAAGAACAGCAGTTGATTTCTTATATGATACCAAAACTGGATATTGCGATGTAGATTATCCTGGTTTTGACCCCTACCTACATATTTACAAACACAATCCAATAGATGATTGTATCTATGATGTTATGATGTTGTTATACGGAAATACAAATGAAAATTAGATTGTTATCTGACCTTCATCTTGAAGGTTATAGATTTGACTATGAATATGCCGGTGAGGATGTGGTTGTCCTTGCGGGTGATATTCACTCTAAAGGTCGACATCGGTATTTTCTAAATACAATCAACCCAAACGTACCTATTATTATGGTAGCAGGTAACCATGAGTATTATGGCTCTGATTTTGATGATACGAATGAATATCTTCAACAATTAGAAAATAAATTTCCTAACTTTCACTACTTACAAAATGAAAGCCTACATATTAACGGAGTAGATTTTTTTGGTGGCACAATGTTCACCGACATGAAATTATATAATGATGTTAATAGTGCCAAGATGTATGCTAGCCAAGGTATTGCCGACTTCACATGGATATCAAAAAGTAGCAAACGATGGTCTACTAATGACCATACGGCAGAACATGAAGTGTTTTCTAATAAACTACAATCGTTTCTAAAAGAAGAACATTCTAAACGTGTGGTAGTATCACATTTTGTTCCATCTATGGTGTGTGCTGACCCTCAGTTTGATGGTTCTATGTTGAATCCATATTTCATTTCTGAGATGGACAAATATATGGGTTGGGATGGCCTTTGGTTATTTGGTCACACACATTCGTCTATGGATAAAATGGTGGATAATACTCGTTTGGTCTGTAACCCTCGTGGTTATGGTACTGAAAATAGTCATGGTTTTAATGATAAATTAATATTGGAGATTTAACATGAAAGTGAATATAGGTCCATACATTTATTGGTGGGGTCCATACCAAATTATGGACCTATTATTCTTCTGGCATGTAAAGTATCCAGAAGCAGGTCTAGAAAACCGTTGGGATTATAAACTACATGACCGTTTAGCAAAATGGTTGGCTGATACATGGTTTGCTGATTTCTGTCAATGGATTCAAAACAAACGTAAACGCACAGAAAAAATACATATTGACCATTATGATGTATGGAATATGGCTGAAACGTTGGCTAGTATAGCCCTTCCAATGCTTAAAATTTTAAAGGAACAAAAACACGGATATCCATGTTCAACACCAGCATACCAATATCATGCTGACTGGCAATTTGGCCAATCTTGTTTTGATTTCTATCGAGATTCCGATACCATAGTTGATGAAGCATCAGCCAGACAATGGAATGAATACATGGACAAAATGATTTTTGCCTTTGAATGTATCTGTGATGAAAACGATGATGATAAATTCTGGACTGGTGAATATGATAAGACTAAAGAATTCTTAGAAGATGGTTGGACAGGCACAAGAGAGTATGATTTAAAAGGTGCACAAGAACATTCAGCCAAAATACAAGAAGGTCTTGATTTGTTTGCAAAATATTATCGTAATCTGTGGGATTAGTATGTGGAAATATTGGTGCAAAGCACTAGGTGAGAAAGCAACACCTGATGACAGAGAGGCAGATAAAGTTGCCCTCATCAGAACTTCTATTGTGTTGTTCTATATAATAACAAACCTTTTTATTATTGCAGGCGTGATACGCCATTGGTGAACGGAAAATGATAGCACTATATAATTACTTAGATGCAAAAAATCGATTGAAAGAATCAATTATCACAATCGAAATGATGGGTGATTGTTCTAATGATATGTTAGAAGCCCAAAGAGATATGATTAAATTGGAAGTAGAATACTATTGGGAAGAAGTGAAGATGTATCCACTTTATTTCATGTTGTGGTGTATAGCATTAATTCCAATATATGCAATTTATAAATTTTTATTATGAAAGTGAGATAAGCATGGCAGCAAAAGTTATATACAATATGTCTAAACAGACAAAAAGATTTTTAGGTACAATGACAGGTGAAACTCGAACAGTATTTAAAAAAATGATGATGTCGGCTGAGTTGGCTGCATTGAAAGCAAAAACACAAAAAACCCCTAAACAAACAGACGGAGAATAAAATGTCATTATTTGTAGAAGTAAATTCAATTGAAAAAGGTTGTCCTGTTATTATTAATTTGGACCATGTAATGGAAATTGTTCCACTTAAAGCTGGTGGTTGTTCAGTATTCTATGCTGATTCAGCTGCTGTTGGTGGTAAAACAGATATGAAAGTAACCGATTCATATGAACAATTTAAGCAATTCGCATTGGAAACAGTAAGTGCTGAAGATATTGCTAAAAAAGTTAAAGCACTCAAAGTAACTGCTTAATAAATCGCTTGACATTTTGTTCAGTATGGTGTACAATCTAGCCTTTAATTGTCTATTATACTGAACATTATGAATATTTTTTATCTTGATAAAAACCCAAAAGTTTGTGCTGAAATGCACAATGACAAACATTGTATCAAAATGATACTTGAAACCTGTCAACTCCTATCTACTGCACACCGTGTCATTGACGGCACAGAATCTATTGTAAAATCAAAAACAAATCGTAACGTAAAGCGTTGGGTTCTACCTGATGACCGTGAAACTATATTGTATTCTGCAACACACATGAACCATCCATCGGCCATCTGGTGTAGACAGTCTATGGAAAACTATCGTTGGTTACATAATTTGCTTTGTGAATTGGTCAAAGAATATAATTATCGTTATGGTAAAACACATAAATGCCAAGAAATTGGTTTAGTTGACAAATTGAGTATTATACCTCAAAATATTTCATATGAACCATTTACCGAACCAACACCAGCAATGCCTAAAGAGGTAATCATTAAAGGTGATTCGATTGCTTCATATAGAAATTACTATATAAATAATAAACAACATCTGGCCTCATGGTCAGGTAAAATTAATTCTCGTAATGTACCGGAGTGGTTTAATGCCAAATTATGATTTTCGTAATGTAGATACAGGTGAGATTGTAGAATATACAATGTCATACACAAAGTTGGATGAATTTCTCCAACAAAATCCCCAATTAGAACGATATCACACACCAGCCAATTTACCTGTCTTTGGTGATGGCCTTCGTATGTCGGTGCCAGGTATCGGACAACCAGACGCCAGATTTGAAAGAGAAATCATTGGTCGTATCAAGGAGAAAGTTCCAGGAAATACATTAAAGGAGAATCACAAAACCAAAATGCCTAGAGAATGGTAATTTTTCATAACAATAATAAGGTAATCACATGGCTACAAGACCAAAAAAGTCACCTGCTGAAGAAGTAGGTAAACAACACTATCAGTTAAGACAAGTTAAACCCCTTACTGAAAATCAAACAAGAACTTTTGAAGCATATGAACAAGAAAAGAATTTAGTATTATCAGGTTCAGCAGGTTCAGGTAAATCTTTTTTAGCATTATACTTAGCACTTAAAGATGTATTAACAATTGGTTCATACTATAAAAAGATTATTATCATTCGTTCAGCTGTACCTTCTAGAGATTTAGGTTTTGTTCCAGGAACATTAGAAGAAAAATCAAAGATTTATCAAGAACCATATACCAATATTGTAAATGAATTGGTGGGTCGTGGTGATGCTTGGCACTTTTTATTAAATAAACAAATTATTGAATTTCAAACAACCAGTTTTTTACGTGGATTGACCTTCAATGATTGTATTATTATATTTGATGAATTCCAATCAGCAACCTTCCACGAAATTGATTCCGTTCTTACTCGTGTAGGTGAAAATTGTCGTTTTATTTTATGTGGTGACCATGCTCAGAATGATTTGAATATCAAAAGAGAAAAATCTGGTTTCATGGATGCAGTAAATATTTTAGTTAATATTACTGATGTTGAACAGATTAAATTTACTATTGATGATGTTGTCCGTTCTGGTTTTGTGAAGAAGTATTTAACTGAAAAAGAAAAGTTAGGATTAGCTTGATATTTAATTATTGTCCTCCCAAGGACCTTTGTGATTTGAAATCTGAAACATTCACCGATGGTAAAAGGTACTATACTCTTGAAGATGGTACTCGGTTACCATCGGTGACTACAGTTTTAGGTGCTCAGAAAAAAGAAGCTATCTTGGCTTGGCGTAAACGTGTAGGTGAGGAAGAAGCTAACCGAGTATCTCGTAAAGCTACCTCCAGAGGCACCAACGTTCATACCTTATGTGAGAGATATCTGAATAATGAAACATTAGGTACTATCATGCCTGATGCGTTGGAGATGTTCTTATCTATCAAACCAACACTCAATCGAATAAATAATATTCATTATCAAGAACAGGCACTTTGGTCTAAACAACTTGGCATGGCCGGTCGTGTAGACTGTATTGGTGAGTTTGATGGTGAATTGTCGGTTATTGATTTTAAAACATCAAAAAAGATTAAATCAATTGATGATATTGAAGATTACTTTTGGCAGACTTCAGCTTATGCTCTAATGTATGAGGAGTTGGTGGAACAACCTATAAATAATCTCGTCATTATAATGGCAGTAGAAAACGAACAACCATTGGTGTTTAAACAACAAACGAAAGACCACATTAATGGTTTGGTTAAAGCAATTAATTATTACAAAGAGAACAAATGAAATATAAATTACTATTATCACTTTTACTATTATCATCGATTGCAATTGGTGCACCACTTAAACCTGATGCAACATTGACACCAGGTGCAATCAATACAGAAGCAAATAAATCTGTTATCTGTAATGTTGGTTATACCGCAGGTGTAGATTCACATGGAAATAAAGTAAGAAATGTACCAGAATCATTGAAACAAAAAGTATATGATTCATACAAAATTGACCGAAAATCTGACCAATTTGAAATTGACCATTTGATTTCATTACAACTTGGTGGTTCAAACGATGTCAAAAATTTATGGCCTCAATCATACACAACTCAACCATACAATGCTTATATGAAAGATGACCTTGAAAATAAGATGAAAAAGTTGATTTGTGACGGTAAGATTTCACAAGAACAAGCTCAAAAAGAAATTTCAAATGATTGGACAAAAGCATACGATGCTTATGTAAAACCTACCAAAAAATAGTATTGCCAAATTACTCAAATGAGTATATAATGTAAGTTGTTTTGAAAATATAGGAGATAGTATGTCAGCAAAAGACGTTAAATTCGGTGATGATGTTCGCCAAAAAATGGTTACAGGTGTCAATGTATTGGCAAATGCGGTCAAAGTAACACTAGGTCCAAAAGGTCGTAATGTTGTTCTAGAACGACCATTCGGTTCTCCACATATCACCAAAGATGGTGTATCAGTTGCTCGTGAAGTAGAACTTGAAGATAAGTTTGAAAACATGGGTGCTCAGATGGTAAAAGAAGTTGCCTCTCGTACTAATGATGTTGCTGGTGATGGTACAACAACCGCTACTGTTCTTGCTCAAGCAATCATTCGTGAAGGTATGAAATCTGTTGCTGCAGGTATGAACCCAATGGATTTGAAACGTGGTATTGATAAAGCAGTTGTTGCTGTAGTTCAATCACTCGTTGAACAATCTAAGCCTTGTACGACATCAAAAGAGATTGCTCAGGTAGGTTCTATCTCAGCCAATTCTGATGAATCAGTAGGTAAGGTTATTGCTGATGCTATGGATAAGGTTGGTAAAGAAGGTGTCATTACGGTAGAAGAAGGTTCAGGTCTTTCAGATGAACTTGATGTTGTAGAAGGTATGCAATTTGACCGTGGATATCTATCACCACATTTCATTGACAACCAAGCAAAACAAATTTGCGCATTGGATAATCCATACATTTTATTGTGTGATAAGAGAATCTCAAACATCCGTGATTTGTTACCGGTTCTTGAACAAGTAGCAAAAGCATCAGCTTCATTGGTTATTATTGCTGATGATGTAGATGGTGAAGCACTTGCAACATTGGTTGTTAATAAAATTCGTGGTATTCTTCGAACAGTTGCAGTCAAAGCACCAGGTTTTGGTGACAGACGTAAAGCAATCTTAGAAGATATTGCTGCTTTAACTGGTGGTACTGTTGTTGCTGAGGACATTGGTCTTAAACTTGATGAAGTTAAACTAACCGACTTAGGTCAAGCTAAGCGTGTCGAAGTAGGTAAAGAAAACACAATCATTATTGATGGTGCAGGCCAAGGCAATACAGTTAATGCTCGTATTGAGGTGATTAAATCACAACTTGAAGAAGCAACAGCAGACTATGACCGTGAAAAGTTGGCAGAACGTATTGCTAAATTGGCCGGTGGTGTAGCAGTCATCAAGATTGGTGCAACTACTGAAATGGAAATGAAAGAAAAGAAAGACCGTGTCGAGGATGCTCTTAATGCTACTCGTGCTGCCGTTGAAGAAGGTGTGGTTGCCGGTGGTGGTGTTGCTCTCGTTCGTGCCAAATCATCACTAGAAAAACTTAAAGGTGACAATCCAGACCAAGATGCAGGTATCGCAATTGTTCTACGTGCTATCGAAGAACCATTACGACAAATTGTATTTAATGGTGGCGGAGAATCGTCTGTAGTTATAAATAAAGTACAAAGTGGTTCTGGAACATATGGTTACAATGCTTCTAATGAAACTTATGGAGATATGTTAGAGATGGGTGTTATTGACCCGACTAAGGTAACTCGTTCAGCACTACAAAATGCCGCATCGGTTGCTGGATTAATGCTGACAACTGAATGTATGATTGCTGAAGTTCCAGTTAAAGAAACACAAATGCCAATTCCAGGCATGGGTGGAATGGGAATGTAATTAAGTAAGAACAGCGTAAACTCTAAAGTAAGGACTTCAAGACGGGGGTTCGATTCCCCCCAGGTCCACCAGTAAGTACATTAGTGCCACTTAATCAATATATGAGGAGTCATTCTAGATGACGACCTTCCTCGGGTTACCGTAGCGCAAACGGGCTAATGTACTTACTAATGGGCCTGACCAGGTTTCGATTGGGGTAGATAGGATAAGAGCGCTCGACACAGATAGTCGTAAAAAGTAAAAACCAAGTAACTGCAAATGATAGCGCTTACGCATTAGCTGCCTAGTTGTAGCTTAGGGTTCGGTGGGTTCCTCGTAACAGAATACCCACCACTAAAAAGGAGGTATCAATGAAGAAGATTTTATCTGTCTTAACATTATTATCGGTAGTATTAGTTGTAGTTCTCAGTTTTCCTAAACAAAATCCCCCAAAACCAGTACCAGTTCAAGCATATACCGAAGAAATGGATTGCTTGGCCAATAATATCTACTATGAATCTGGTCGTGAACCATTTGAGGGTAAGTTGGCTGTTGCGCAAGTGACTATCAATAGAGCAAATCATCCTAGTTTTCCACACAAATTATGTGATGTTGTATACCAAAGAACATATCATAAAAATAAAACTATTTGTCAATTTTCATGGACTTGTGATAAGGTTAGTCCAAAGAAAGATTGGATAAGATGGCAACAAGCTAGATATATTGCTGTCAAAGTGTTGACAACTGGTTTAACTAATGATATAATAAGAAATACACAAGCATTATATTATCATGCAGATTATGTTCACCCCGGATGGAACAAACATTATGTTGTTACACGAATCGGACACCATATATTCTATAAGAACATATAAATGAATCGAGTAAAATTGAAGGAGAATTAAAATTCCAACCAAAGATGAAATTAAAGAATTTAGTTATATGATTGAACAGTTAGCAACCGATAAACGAATTGGATATATGGATGCTATCTGTCATCATTGTAAAGAATCGGGATTTGAAGTGGAAGTAGCGGCCACTTTAATCTCACCACCACTCAAAGCAAAAATCAAAGCCGAGGCAGAAGATAACAATCTTTTGAGAAAAACTTCTCGACTACCTCTATGACAGAAGCATCAGGTTTCGCTGCCTTTGCGCTTTGGAACGCTTTAAAATTACACTTCACATCTAACTCATATAATTATTTTAAATACCACGGTAAAACCAACGTATCAAAGAATTCTTTTATGGCTAGAAAAGATAAGTTTACATTCTATCGATTATCTCGTAAGTTTGAACTTGAAGAATTGAAATACTACATGATTGCCAATTTTCTAAAAGATAATGGTAATTGGGTAGGTGATATGGCTGGTCCAGAAGCCGAGGAACATTATAAAAAGTGGCAAAAGATAAATCAGAGCTTGACTTATACTTTTGAAAATGATATAATGTTTCTATTGGATAAGGTTGAGAATCCCAATGAGATGTTGGAAGTGAAGAATAATTCATTCCCAAAATTGATGTTATTCGTTATGGAAGGGAGTGTTACATTAGAAACACTTGTGATACTCAATGATATTCTCAACTTCTTTCCAATGTGGGACAAAACTATCTATGATGATTTAGTTTATCCGAATTTTAAATTGAAATGTGAGAAGTATACACCGTTTTTACAATATGATAAAAGTAAATTTAAAAATATTCTTAAACAAAAAATCATGGATAAATAATTTTATATTATGAGTTTCATGTGGATAATCCGTTAATAAAAAAATATACTCCGTTAATACGAAAGGCAACAATATGTCAAGTTTTGCAAATCTCAAACGCCAATCAGGCAATCTCGAAAAACTCTCTAGAGCAATTGAACAATTAGGTTCATCCGAAGCAGGTTCCGACAAACCAGATAATTTCTGGAAACCCGAAGTTGATAAAGCAGGTAATGGTATGGCGACTATTCGTTTCTTGCCAGCATCTGAATCTGATGGTGAAGATTCATTACCATGGGTCAAGATTTTCTCTCATGGTTTCCAAGGTCCAGGTGGTTGGTTAATCGACAACTGTTTGACTACCAAAAATGGTCAATGTCCAGTATGTGAACACAATTCTACTCTTTGGAATTCTGGTATCGAAGCCAACAAAGATGTTGTTCGCAAACAAAAACGTAAACTAAATTACGTTGCAAACGTCTATATCGTTTCTGACCCTAAACATCCAGAAAATGAAGGTAAGGTCAAACTATTCAAATTTGGTAAGAAAATCTTTGATAAAGTAACAGAAGCAATGAATCCTGCTTTTGAAGATGAAACAGCAATCAATCCATTTGACTTATGGAAAGGTGCTAACTTCAAACTTAAGATTCGTAAGGTAGATGGTTTCCAAAACTACGATAAATCAGAATTTGATTCACAATCAGCTTTGTTTGATGATGATGAAAAGATGGAGAAAGTTTGGAAATCTGAATATGCTCTTCAAGACTTACTTGGTGACAAAGAATTTAAATCATATGATGAATTAAAAGGTCGTCTTGATAAGGTACTTGGTCTGAATGGTGAAGTAATTCGTCCTAAGACTACAGTAGAAACAATCAAAGAAGAACAGCGTTCTGCACCTAAAGTTGATGAAGAAGATACTTTCCGTGAACCAGCAATTCACGAAACAGAAGATGATGATTTGTCTTACTTCTCTAAATTAGCAGAAGAAGATTAAACTCCTCTAAGATTGTTTTTTTGAATCTTTAATAACGTCTTATCTTCGGTCCTAACATGAAATGGGCCGGAGTAAGACGTTTCTTCTTTTTTAGTTCCTGTATTAATTGTTTTTGAAGCATCAATCAACATAGGTTTATTTGATGGTGATTCTTCAGCTTTCATATTCTCTTTAATCGCAGACTGAACTCTTTCAGTAATTTTATTTGCTTCAGGTGATTCGAGTTTTAATTTTGCTTTATTTTTAGCATCATCGATAGTTTTGAAATCATCAGCAGTCAGTTGTTTCATCCATGGTTTTTCAGACATATCAGCACGTTCTTCCGGTGATATCATATCTGAACCAGCGCCAGCTTCTTCTGAATGTGTTGCTAATGCAAAAGCTAATCCTGCCTTGCCGCCAAAAGTTGCTGCCAGGTCTCCTATAGCACCCATGTAATTTTTATTTTTATAGTCGTAAACAGCAGACACTAATCCAGCCGCTTTAAGGGCTTCACCTAAAAATCCTCGAAATTTACTCATGCCAGACACACCTTCCATACTCGTTGCGTTAGCGGCCGACTTTGCAAAATCAAAAGGTTTATTTGTTGTAACTGGTTTATTTTTTGATAACTGCTCTTTAGCTTGATTTAATGCTTGTTCTGGTGTCAATTTACCACCAGATTGTTGTCTTAATTGTTTTGCAAGATTAACTTCAGCACTAGGTACTTTTGTTGCAGACTTTTTCAACTGCTTTACATTATTAATTATTTTTTCTTTTTGAATTAATTTAGATAATGGTCCACTTCTTTCTTGTCTGGCTTCATCTAAAGCTTGTTTTGATGTGA